AGATAGATGCAATAAATAATAGCACTTTATCTCAAGAAGAAAAAGCAGAAAAGGTTACTGCTATTAATAGAAAAACAGCACAAGAAACTTATGAGATACAGAAGCAACAATTTGAAGTAAACCAAGCAGTTTCAATAGTTCAAACTATTATTTCAACTGCATCTGCAATAGTAGCACAGTTAGCGAATCCTACACCATACGCAGGAGTTGTATTGGCAGCTTTAGCAGCAGCAACGGGCGCAGCACAAATAGCAATTATTGCAAGTCAAAAACCTCCAGCACCTCCGAAGTTTAAAGATGGAGTTATTGGATTAGATGGGGCAGGGAGTTCAACAAGTGATTCTATTGATGCGAAACTAAGTAGGGGCGAATCTGTAATGACAGCACGAGCCACAGATAAATACGCTCCAATACTTGCACAAATGGAAATGAGTGTAGGAAATAGACCTAACTTTCAATTAGGAAACAAAAGATTTGCAACGGGGTTTATTCCTCAAACAGATGGAGGTTATTTCGCACGTTCAACAGCGAATCAATTAACACAAAATAGTGATATTATAAATGGATTTAAGACAGCGGTAAATGATTTACCAAGTCCAGTATTACAGTATTCAGAGTTTACAACTTTCCAAAAGGGAGTAAATAAGTCTACTGCTATTTCTGAACTTTAGAAAATCTATTTTCTTGCGTTTCGATTTCCTTTTTTACTCCATCTCTTATAATTTCGGATTCTTTTAATCCAGTCTTTTCAATTACAGAAACAAGTCTATGCTCCCAATGCGGAGGTAGTGTAGTCTTAAACTGTTTTGAATATTTCTTTTTACTCATTAATCCTATTTTGTTTTAAGAAAGCAATACTCATATTAAGCACGAAAGCGAGTCGTACCCAATTACTCCACTCTAAAAAATTAAAGTTTAGTTCTATAAAAGAACATAGTAAATAAGATACTAAAAACGTGGATAGAATCAGTTTGTAATTCATGGTTTAATTGTTAGGCTACTTTAAGGCTAAAAGGATTTACAATGCAAATTTAGTATTTTTTTTGTATTGTGAAAGTAGAAAAACTATACATCAACGGTTACATAGGTGAGGCAGGATTTTTTGATAGTCCTGATTCTACATTTAGCCTTTCAGATTTAAACAAGTTTTTAGACTCAGCAGGAAGTATAGATACATTAGACGTGTTTATCAATAGCGGTGGTGGCTCAGTTAATGAAGGGTTTGCAATTTATGACAAACTTAGTTCTTTACCATATACAGTAAATACAATCGTAAACGGAATGTGTGGAAGTATTGCAACAGTTATATTCCAATCTGCAAAAGGTAAAGGCACAAGAAAGATGTTTGCAAATTCAGAGTTCTTTGTTCACAACCCTATTTGGATTCCTAATTCACCCGATGCAATGGAAGCTAAAGACTTGGCATTACTCCATGAAGATTTATTGAATGCTCAAAATAGAATTAAAGATTTCTATGCAGGGATTACTGGGAAAGGAACGGAGGAACTAACTCCAATACTTGATAGACAAACCACATTAACAGCTAAAGAAGCTATTGATATGGGATTTGCAGATGAAGTGATTACTACTAATATCCAAGCATTCACTAAATACAGAATAGCAGCTTACATAACCGATTCAATTAACAATAAAACACAAACAATGGCAGACGCTAAAGAACTAAAAGAAGAACTTACTGGAATCAAAGGATTCTTAGCTAAGATTACAAAGAAATTATTTAAAAATGCAATGGTAACTTCTAAAGATGGAGTTGCTATTTGGTTCGATGGCGATGCTATCGTAAAAGGAACAGCTTTATTTTCAGATGAAGCAATGGCAAACCCTTTAAAGGATGGAGAGTATGAAGTGGATGCAGTAGAATTTACTGTTGTTGGTGGAGTGGTTACAGAAGTAGCAACTGATGTGCCAGTAGATGTAAAATTAGCAGAAGCAAACGCTAAGATAGCTGAATTGGAAGCATCATTGGCAGCTAAAGATACTTTGGTAGCTGAAACAGAAAGTTTGCTAAATGAAACTAAAACAGAGTTAGTCGCATTTGCAGGGAAAGTAAAATCTTTTGAAGCATTACTTGTTACTGGTAACAATTTCAAAGCTGAAGGTTCACAGAATCAAGGTAAAGCACCAATAGCAGCAGACAATGAAAGCCCGATTGCTAAAGTTGCAAGGCTAAGAGCAGAAAAATCAACTAAATAATTCATTCAAAACTAAAAACAAAAAAAATAAAACATGGCAAACGCAATAACAGCACTACCAGCTAACGGTTCAATCCCTTATGAGGTATTTTGGAAACCCCTCTTAGAAAATCCAAAGATTAACGCTCTCCCTTTTGACATTATAAGTGGCAAAATAGGCAAAGAATTGTATTTTGATTCTGAATTTACATCTACTCCTACCATTAAAGCTACTTGTGGATGGGATTACAAAGCAGGAACGCCAATTACAAAAAAGGCATTAGACCCAATTGAGTTAGATTTCTCTTTCAAACAATGTTATACCGACTTTTTAAAGTCTATCTTTGGCGATAACTTGCCCGATGGATGGAGAAAGGGCGAATTAACCCCTGAGATTGTAGATAGAATTGTTACTAAACAATCAAACGCATTCAATACTAACTTGCTTTATACCTTGTTTTTATCTGATAGCGGTTCATCTACTCCATTCCTTGCTGGGATTGATGGAGTATTCTCTAAATTGTTAGCAGGAGTTGCAGCAAATGACGGTACAGTAGATGCAGGAGCAATACCTGATTCAGCATTAACTTTGGAAAATATCGAAGCTACAATGTACAGTATTTATACTGCTCAAAGCCAACTTTTAAAATCTTTTGACAATAGCCAAAAAGCATTCATCGTTACTCAAACAGTTTACGAAGCATGGGCAAGATTCCTACAAGTAGGTAACGGTTCAGCGTTCTTGTTTGCTAATCCTGATGCTTTGAAAAATGGAGTTAGTGGAGTTTCTTATCAAGGTATTCCATTGATAAATGCAAGTTATGTAGACCAAGGGATTGCATTGTATGATACAACTGGTTCACCAGCATCAACAGTGCATCCAAACAGAGTTATTCTTACAGTACCGTCTAACCACAAGATAATGATTGATGGGAGCGGGTTTGAAATGGTTGAGCCTTTTTATGACAGAGTAACTGACTTGGTTTATTCTCCAGCTAGTGCAATGGTAGATTACCAATATGGCTACGGAGATTTGAACGTAATTGCAGGATTCTAATATTGAGAAAGGGGGCGGTTTAATTATCGCTCCTAATCTTTAACCTTTTAAAAAACAAAACAATGGCAGATTGCGTAGATTTATTAAGAAGCATAGGTGCAAGTTGCGAAGCACTTGAGCAAGTAGGTGGAGTGAATAAAAGAGTATGGCTAACACAGTTATCTCAAATTGATTCATCTACTAAAGATGCAGATGGTTATGTGAATACTATCGTTATGGGTAGCGATGGTTCAGATGACTATAAGTTAGTTACAATTACTGGCAAGAAATTCAGCCACAACGGAGCAATAGAAGGTGTGATAGGTGCGAATGTAAATCTTGTATCTCATACAGCAGTTTTAAAATTGTTTACCGAAACCCCTACTCAAAGAGCAAATGTTTTGGCTATGTTCAAAGCACATGAGTTGGTAGTATTCTTTGAAACTGAAAGCGGTAATATTGAGATTTACGGATTTGATAAAGGCATGGAAGCGTCTGCATTAGCGGGTGGAACTGGTACAGCTTTGCAAGATGACACAAGCATTACTTTGACTTTGAAAGGAGAACAAACAGTATTGCCTGATTACTTCTTAGCAGGTGGCACTTTAGCAACTTCAATAGCTTATTTGGATGCTATTTCAGCTCCAGTAGTTTAATACTTAAAAAATAATTTTGGAAAAACCTCTACATTTGTGGGGGTTTTTCTATTTTTGGCAAATGGCAAAAGAAACTACTAAAGTAGATTTAGAATTTTTGAAGTCTATAAAAGAGAATGTTGTATCAAAAGGATATAATGCAGTTGAAATACCAACACTAAAATACTACTACAAAAAAATCTATTCAGCAGAATTAAATATAACGTGCAGTAGTTGTATCATAGACGCTTTTATTCAGATTAAAAAATATTATGCTACTAATATTGCTAAGCACAATATTGAAGATACGGAGGTGGTAAAGCAAAAGATATTCCAGCTAAAACAATCACTAATACATTTTGAAAAGCAAAGCAAATATGAGATATGTGGGTGGATTAAAGAACGCATTAAACATCACGAATCTACATTATGATTAAAAAAGTAATTACACGTTCAGCTAATGATAAACTGTATTCTATCTTCAAATCATTTTGGAAAGAAGATAATGACTTTGTAAGAGTTGAAGGTATTGATGGGTTTAAAGGCGCATTAGATTACTTGCTTTTTATCATAAATACTTTTGATGGGTGGGTGGTAAGTGTAGATGAAGATTTCTTTTTGTTAGATGAAAGTGCTATTGATTTGCTAATTCAAACAATGGATAAAAATGGCTTTGCTTATTGCGGAGTTCCCGATGGCAAAGTAATTTCACTTCGAAATAATTCAGAGTTCAATGTAAACCCATTCTTTAATATTTTCAATCTAACTGAAATAAAAAAGAAGATACACGAATTTGATTCAGCTAAAGACAAAGAATATCAAAAAGCTATTGAATTAAAATACGGTGGTACTCATAACCTTAATGAGCCATTTGCAGGATTCTTTTATTGGCTAACATTAAACTTTAGAGGGGCAATATTTACGGATGTAGATTCATTAGATGGTACAGATACCATCATTAAATTAAATAATAAACCTTTTTGCATCCATAGTTGGTATTCGCGTAATTACGGAACTGATTTAGTTCAAACCAAAAGGATAGACACTTGTATTGAATACGCATTATTGAATAGAGTAAAATGATTCTAATAGTACCATACAGAGATAGAATTGAACACTTAGAAAAGTTTGTTGAACACTACAAAAGATTCAATATTTTAGTAGTTGAACAAGCGAATGATAAGCTATTTAATAGGGGCAAATTGTTTAATGTAGGATTTAATGAGAGCGAAGATAAGTATGTAGTTTTCCATGATGTAGATTTGTTAGCGCATAACCTAGCTACATACATTGGAACTGTTGAAGGAGCAATCCATTTAAGTGGATTATGTGAACAATTCAATTATAAAGTACCTTATGAAACTTGCTTTGGTGGAGTTACCGCTTTTGATGCTGATAGTTTTCTAAAATGTAATGGATTCTCTAATGACTTTTGGGGATGGGGTGGCGAAGATGACGACCTTTATAATCGTACTAAATTAGCTGGAGTAAATGTTAGATTTGCACAGAACAAATATTACTCTTTAAAACACGAAAAGCAACTACTAACACAGCATTATAAAGTAAATAAAGCATTATGTACTCAAACGCATAAAACATGGCTAAAAAGTGGCTTAAATTCCATGCGTTATGAAGTAATAAAAAAAGATACTATATTTGGTGTTCCAAGATTATTAGTAAATATCTAAAATTAAACTATGTTAAAAGTTTCAAAGTACCAATTTATACCTACTGTTTCTCAAATTACTTTTAGAACAGAATCAAGGCAATTAGTTCAGATTACTAAAGATAATATTACAGATGAATTAGTGGCTTTGGCAGTATCAGCAGGGAAAGAGCATTGTTTTCAACTTGTTGCAGAAGCTAAGAATCAAAAAAAAAACCAATTAGTACCCCAATTGAATCCTGCTTTATCAATCTTGAACGAAGTGAAGATAGACGAAAACGATTCCTTACCAGCGCAGGAAAACAAAAGGGAATCTTCCGAAACTCCAGCAAAGAAGAAATCGGGCAGACCTCCGAAATCAAAAGAATAATTGCAGTAGATGGTAAAGATGTTATTTCTAAAATAAAGGGAGTAACAAATAATGAATACGCTTGTATTCAAAGCCATCTAAAAGCATTACAATACGCTAAAAAGAATAAGTTTGAGTGCATTGCTATTTTTGAAGATGATATTCTATTTACAGAAACTTTTGCAGAAGATTTTAAATATTATCTTTCGCATTTACCAAGTGATTGGCACATACTTTATTTAGGTGGGAGTTTCGGACGTAAACCTTCCTATTACAATCAATTATTTACTAAACAAAACTTTACATGGGGTGCATTTGCTTATGTAGTGCATAAACGAGCGTATGATAATTTGATAGAGTTACTTTCTAAGGCTAACAAAATAGTAGATGGTGAGTATATAGAGTACCAAAAAAACTATCTTTGCATTAAACCAGTTAAAAAGTTAGTAATTCATCCTGAGGGATTTTCTACAATTAAAGAAAAACAAGTAAACTATCAAAATATTCAATGAGAAACAAATCAAAGAGTGTAGCTTACTTTCGTAATATCTTACCTACAACATTTGAGAATAAAAGTCAAGGATTCTATAAGTATGGATGGAATGACAATCTACCTTTAGAAATAATTGAAGCTATTAATAATAGTGGAGTTGCAAAAAAAGCAGCGAAAAAATATGCTGAATATGTACAAGCAGATGGATTCGTTTCTGAAAGTTCATCATTATTTAAAGTAAATAGTAAAGAAACGGCAGATAAGGTATTAGGTAAAATAGCCTTGTCATTTGCCTATATTAATTCGTGTGCATTGCACGTTTCAAGGCTTGGTGATGGTAGAGTAGGGGCAATTAAATTAATGCCATTTCAGAAGATTAGACGAGGGTTAAATAATACTTGGTTTTATAACCATACAATAGGAGAATTAAAATTTGATAATAAGGCATGGGTGGAACTGCAAAACTTCAAAGGCGAAGTTGCAAGTTTTCAAGATATGCAGGAAAACATAAAACAATTTGATGGACGTGGTGAGATTCTTTACTGCTATGATGGCAATCCTTTTGATAGTTCGGTTTATTCTATTCCAGATTTCGTTAGTTCAATAGAAGATGTTAAGACTTCTGCTGAAATCTCTAAAATGGATTACGAAGCGGTTTTAAATGGGTTTACACTTGGCGGGATGATGACATTTGTTGGAGTAGATGACACTACAAAAAATGAGGATGGATTGACAGATAGAGAGCAGATTGATTCTGAAATGATGCAGTTTACGGGGTTAAAGAAAAACAAAGATGGATTAACATCTCGTTTTGCTTTGATGACAAACTTTGTAGATAGTGCTGAACAAGCTCCTATTTATACTGGCAATGATCCAAAACCAATACTTGAAGCATCCAATACAAAAAGAGATATTATTGAACGTGCGGTATGTAGATTATGGGGTGTGCATCCAGTTCTTTTAGGTTATGCCGAAGCTGCTGTTTTAGGAAATGACAAAGCAATAAGCGAAGCAATGACAATGCTAAGAAACACAGTAAACCCTACTCAAAGGCTAATAACTCAAATGTTTACTTCGCTTTATGGCAGTGCCTATGATTGGACTATTAGCGAATTTGGAGTTAAAATAAACATACCAAGCGAAGGAGATAAGATACTTGCAACTTTGAACGGATTAAGTCCATTACTTGCTACTAAGATGCTTGATTTAATACCAGCTGAAATTTTATTAACTGCTTTTGGAATAGAAAACAAACCAACAGATGCCACAGTATAACGCATGGATAGGGGTTACAGATATAACTCCATTTTTTGAGATACTTTCGCCCAATACGGAAAGCACTAAGATAGAGCAGTATGTGGTAGATGCTATAAATTTAGATTTGCTTTCAATTTTAGATGACGCTTTACTTGAAACAATCAATAATGAAGTTCGCTATCCTCCAATAACTCCAACAGAAGTAAGCGCTTTTTATAAAGACTATGTAAAACCATATTTAGCCGGTGCGACAATGGTACGTTATTTACCTTTCTCAAATATGCACGTTACCCAATGGGGAACTGAGCAATATACTCAAGATGGATTCGGGCAAGTAACAGATAAGAGATTTGCAGAAATGCAAAACCACATAAAAAGTAAAACATCTGCATTCCAAAGTAGAATGATTAATTATTTAAACGTAGTTAATTACACTTTAGATGGAGTTGTTTATAAAGGATTAGAATGTAATAATACTCGCAAAAAACAATCTTTCTCAGTTTTAGGAGCAGGAAATGTAAATAGAGTAAATAGATTTAGGGATGGAAGGGTTTATTAAATTATAACAATGGTAGCATCAACTTATAACTTTCCAGCAGTAATGGCAGGGGATACATGGAGCAAGGTAGGACTTGAATTATTATTTTGGAGTGACCCTCCAACTAATACCGTTCCTATTTTGATGGATAATAACGATGTTGTTATGCAGATAAGAACAAACTTTACAACGGAGGTTATTACTTACCAAGTTCGCAAAGGGGCAGGAATTACAGTAGACGGTAATAGTGTTTTAATTGAGCCTTTTGTAGTAACTTTTAAGCCAGCAGTTTATGTTTACGACCTTCAAATAACCTATGAAGATGGAACTATTCAAACCTATTTACAAGGCACATTTACTGTAAAAGCAGACGCTACAAAATGATAGGCATAGAAATAGTTGAGGTCTTAACTCCGATTATTATTGATGTGAATCAAACTAATGAGGTTATTGATATTGGTATAACAGAAGTAAACGAAACTATCTCTATTGAAATAGTTGAAGGTAGAGATGGTGCGGATGGATTAAGTGCCTATCAGGTGGCAGTTGAAAATGGCTATGTGGGAACGGAGCAGGAATGGCTATTGTCTTTAAAAGGAGAGCATGGCGAACAAGGAATACAAGGCATTCAGGGGATTCAAGGTGTTCAAGGTATAAAAGGAGATAAAGGAGATACGGGGGCAACTGGCGCAAAAGGTGATAAGGGCGATACTGGCGATAGTGGAATACTTACATTTTCAACAAGTGGGAATAGTGGCGCATCAACATATAATAGTGGAACTAAAGCCTTAAATGTGCCGAATTATAGCCTTATAGGATTAGGGGGCGAAGATTCTGCAAACAAAAGTACAACTACTGCTGATAGTGCAAGTTCTGTTAAGTTCCCCGTATGGAGTGCAGTTGTTTCTTATGTTACTGGGATTGGGTACTTATTAGCAAGTACAGCATCTTCTACTTACCAAGTAATATTAACTGCTACTAACTTTGGGGCATTTATAAACGGGCTTACAAGCAAAACAACTCCCATAGATGCTGATAGTTTAAACATAGTTGATAGTGCAGCAAGTAACATACAAAAGAAAGTTTCACTTACTAACTTTAAAGCTTATCTAAAAACTTATTTTGACACCTTGTATGTATCGGGGGCTGGATTTTGGGGCGTAAGTGGCAATAGTGCAGGGGCAAGTGATTTTATAGGAACTACTAATGCAGTTTCATTTAAAATAAAGGTGCAGAATTTCCTTTATGGAGTGCTTGACTATGCTAATAACAATGTATTTTGGGGTTATAACACAGGAACAGGTACTGGAATGACTAATACAAATGCATTAGGTAGAAATGCAGGTGCAGGTGCTAATAGTGCAACATTTAGTAATTTCTTAGGAGCATCAGCAGGTCTTAATGCCACAAGCGCAACATACGCTAATTACTTTGGAGTAAGTGCAGGGAATGGCGCAGCAGGGGCATACGAATCTGTTTTCATGGGTGTTAATGCAGGTTTAAATGCTACCAATGCTTATAGAAGTATTTTCTTAGGTACAAGTGCAGGAAATGGCTCAACATCAAACAACTCTTTTTATTTAGGCTTCAGAGCAGGGCAAAACTCAACTGGGAATAATGTAGTTGCATTGGGGGTTGATGCAGGGATTGGAAACACTTTATCAGGTAAAACAATAATCTCTAA